ATATTGTCCTGATATTGTCCTGATATTGTCCTGATATTGTCCTGATATTGTCCTGCCCACAAAATCAGAATCAAAAAGGACATCGCAACACCTCAAAAAATATTTTCAGAAAACGCTTGACATCTTTTGGGATGTTGTGTACTATGTTAATTGTAAGGATAAAACACGAAGCAAAGGACAAAACGACATGGCTATTCAATCACTGACAAAAAGATACTTACAACTAAAATCTTTAATGTCCAAGTTCAAAAGCGTCAAGTCACTAATTAGAAAGTGGGCTTTTGAGTTAACTCAGTTAGAAGGGAAAATCGAAGATTTCTACAAAGGAATAACAACCAAGCCCGTCAAACAAGTCGAGAAAGTTGCAGAAACAATCACAATAAATGTTGGCTCACAAGTATTGAAATTCCCCGTAAAAAATGAGGGTGATAGCGAAAAATTCAAAATAACAATCAAAAGTATTCAAAAATTAATTGCTAACGCCACAGCTAAGTGGAGCAGTGAATGGGGTGACGAATGGGCGTTTGATGGTCGCGTATCTTACGGGGTTATGATGGGTTTACAAGAGATGATGAAAGTTTATAAAAACACATCTGGCAACGGCGGACTAAAGTTAGAAGATATGTCTCATACATACATGATTAATTGGCGGTTTCATGGAAACTTTGTTGGTCAAGCTAATATGGTCTCATTAAGTTGCAGTATCCTGATTAACAATCGCAAACCCTAGCCAATAAACAAGTCACCGGATTTGATCTGGTGACTGTAAGAATAAAACACAACCCTATTATAACCATGCAATGCCCATCCTGCAACACCGCAATGTGGCTAGACGGATTTAAGAGAGGTCGTCAAGCCTACAAATGCCCTGAATGCCACAAACAGCTAACAGATCCCGCACAACAGGGAAAAGCAGGGCGACCCAGTGGCACATCAAAAGGTCGGACTTGCACCCTCTGTGACAAACCCCATTACGCCGGGGGATTGTGTCAAATGCACTACAGGAGGGAGAAACGGAAGAAATAAAAAATATTTTCAGAAAACGCTTGACATATTCTGGATATCTGTACTATATTAATTGTAAGGATAAAACACAAGCACAAAGGACAAAGACAATGAACTACAGACTCACCGCAATCACTTTTCCCTCTTACGAGTTAGCCGCCGAATTTGCAACCGACAATATTGATACCTTTGTTGAAATCATGGTTGACGGGCTAAAACAGTCTTTTAATTTATTCACCGATGGAGTTAACTGGACAGTCGTGTTTACGAAAAAGGTCAAACATCAAGTTAAAGAGTCTACCCGCAAAGAGTGTAACAAATTGATCAATGAACTAGGGTTTGACTGGGAGGCGGTTCGGATTGATGGACAGTACACAGTTGTACACGGGCGCAATGGCAAGCCCTTTAAAAAGGGAAAAGCAAAATCATGGAGAGGGTTAAAAACTGTTATTAAAAATCTAGCCCATAATTATTTTGCGGCAGAAAACGAAATTGAATGGCTCCGAGTTCAAGGGATTACAGCATAAATCAAAAAACAAGCCACCGGATCAAATCCGGTGACTGCGACAAATACACCATATTAAATAGGGACTAAAACAATGATCAAAGTTGAAGACATTAAAGAATATCAAATCAGTAACTTAAACTCACAGTTACCAATCCTAAGAGTGAGAACAATTTACGGGAAAACAGAAATCTACACAGGGAATCGAGCTATTAAAAACTTAAAAATAATCAGAGAAGTTTTTGACAGAATCGAGCAGGAATTAAACCATTAACTACCAAAAAGGCACGGGTTTAAATCCGTGCCTTTTAAGCATTCAATTCCAAATCCCAGATAAGAATAATTCCTGTTCCTCAATCAACTTCCATTCCTGCCTATTCTCAACTAACCAGTTAATAGTCGCTGCGCATGCTTTTAATAATTTGTTTAACGCAGATTTGTTGATTTTAATAGTCATATTTGTGTCCTAATAAAAAGAAGATAAAATGATATTTGCTGCAATAAGTAAGATTGTAAAACACAATATTCTACTTGCCCATTTTGCTATATCCGCTTTTTCATCTCTCAATGTCTCAAGCTCTTTTAGTGCTTCTATCCAAGTTTTAGTAATAATTAATCGGCAGTCCTCATCGGTATCATAGTAGTTTTCTTTCATCAGCAAACCAGGTGGAGTCACCCCTCCTGCTGCTTTTGGATGTAACCCTAAATAACTTAAACCTACTGTTATAACGAGAAAAACGCAAATTACAGTTTTAACGTTATTGGGCGAGTCTGGCAAATTAAACAGAGACAAAATACTGGTGACAAAGATTATCCCTAGCTTTATATCAAGCCTACTTATGCTTTTATTAACTAATTTTATGTGATATTTTGTGTAACTATATATTAATTCAATATTCGTGTGTTCCATTCTAACCTCTTTTGATTTTAACTCAATATTCGTGTGTTCCATTCTAACCTTTTTTGATTTTAACTATTGATCCACCACCCGATTTGACGATATTTGGCTATAGGATCGTTTTTGTTGAGCGGTGGCTTGCCAACTAAAAGCCTTACAAAAGCGAAGATAAAGAATAAAATAACACCAGAAGAGAATGTTTTTCCTGGTGTTATTCTTTATATTTTGTTGGTTCTATTTAGAAAGAATGATTATTTTCCCCCCAACGTTAGTTCCGCTTTCCTTAAACGCGCCTGGCTCAATATCTAAGACTTCCGCATCATTCTCGTCTAGGAATTGAATAAACTGGATCTGTTTCCGTTGACTCCCGTTAAACCAGGACGTAGAACAAATCGAAACCAACCGACCACCATCATTTAAACAGTCCCACATCTTTAGGATATGGTCAATATCCTGATTTTTGGTAAATGGAGGATTGGCAATAATCCGGTCATACTTCCCCTCGCTATGATTCAGAAAATCGTCTCCTAGTAAATTGAATTTGAGCTTGGTTTTTTTTAGGATAATGCGATTAACCTCCATCAACTCGTAGCAGTCCACCCTTACATTACAAATGGCGTTTATCGCCCGAATGATGGCTCCTTGTCCGGCGCTCGGCTCTAATATTGAATGGTTATTATCAACCTTCGCTAGTTCAACCAAGTAGTTAGCGAGTGGGGCAGGGGTTCCAAAAAACTGAAATTCTTTCTTGAGATTGCGATCGCCACCATTGGCAATTTCGCTTAATAATTCAGTTGGATCAGTTAAGAAAACAAATCCTTGAACTTTCCCTCCTTTCCACTTGCCACCGATTAAATTAAGGGATTTGGCAACTTCCAGATAAAGTTTTCTTTCTAACTGGTCTTCTGGGAGTTTGACGATATTCCCGTCAACGGTACATTTAGACAAAATATCTTCTTTCGTGGTCATAATTCCTTATGGTTCCTACTCTTTGTTGTTGGATTAGGGGTTATTCCCTATTGCTCCAATTATAACTTAAACCCGATGAATTATCAATGACAACACCACAAGAACAAAAAAGAGTGACTAGCAGGGGTTGGGTTTCGCGTGTTACGGGGTGATTAGGCTTTTTGGATGGCAGTCCCACAAAAATCCCTTACAAGAATAAGCCTAGACACCGGACACACAGGGACTTTCAGGGATTTCTAAAAATTCTTTTAGAAATCGCTTGACAATTCCTATGGTTCGAGCTATAGTTAAAAAAGTAGAAAACAAAAGGCGAAACGGCTGGCTACCCTGCAAAAGTCACCAACCGAATCCCTCCACCTAACACAAGGCTTAAATACCATGTTACACCAAACGAACCACTTAGTCAAACCCGAGTACCGGAACAGAACGATTGTAGCCCAAGTTTTGACTTGGGACAATTACGGACAACAAGAGGTGAGACCGGAAGATATCACACAGATGGCGATCAGCGATGGGATCTTAACCTACCGACTGGGGGCGAAAGCCCACCCCATAGGGGTTGATCAGTTCGACCGCTTCTGGAAAGCGATACAAGAAGCTAAAAAAGCCGAAGCCCAGAAACAAGCCGAAGCCCAGAAACAAGCTGAAGCCCAAAAAAAAGCCCAGGAAGCAGCAACCGAACCCGAATGGAAAATTGAACACTCCTTTATAGACTTCGATGATACGGAAGTAGATGTAGTAAGCCGAACAATCAACGGGGTCAAAGAAACCCGGATGATGTGGAAGGAAGACACACTTTACGACCTGGACTTTGCGATCCGCACAAGCTCAGGTGTGGTGGTCAAAGCCTCCTGGAAGTATGGACACCGCAATTCATGGTTAAACGCCTACCGAGGCCTCTGGACAGCCCGTAACCGCCAACGGAACGCGGAACGGGACGCTATTGAACGGATTGGAAGCCGAGCGCAACGATGCCCGATCCTACTGGGAAATGGCAGACGCAGCATATTAAAATCCGAGGGGGGATTTTTGCCCCCCCCAAGATAGCTAACTTAGAATCTTGAAAGGAAAAGCATGAACGCATCGGAAATTAGACACGCCTTTAATAATTATGACAAAGATTATCTAACCCTCCCTGATGGCGTGGAGCTATGGGGAACGAGAGAGGGGGATTGGTGGCTAACGGGAACTAAGTGGTTCCTTCTAAAAGGCAACTCAGTTATTTCAAGCCTTTACCAACCGCCTAATGACGACATGAAAGAGGCAAAATGCCTCCGCACTAAGTGGCTTAATGAACTAATGCGGAGTGGGGAAGGACTATAAAATCCCCTTCAATATGAAATTCAAGAGCATAAAACGGTAGTATAGGGCAAAAATAAATGCAACACAGACTGTACGGATTAAGAGGAGAGGCATACACCCAGGAATATAAACGGTTGTACACCGAGCTTGCTCCACAGATCAAAACAGAAATTTTGAAACTCAAGACTTCATCGGGGAGTTTCACGATCTACGACTTTGGCAGTTTATGTATGAAGTTTGAAATCCCTGCAATAGTGATGGACGACTACCTAAACTCAATTTTCCCTCCTCCTTCTGATAGCTTCTTTTGGGGTGCAGGGACGTGGGAGAGACTTCATAGCAATGGGGTCAAAGCCGAAGACATCGGGATAGCGTGGGGTGATTAGAAAGGAGATGATCATTTAGTGCCGCCCTTTTTTCGTGGAGGGCGGTGTTTCTATTTTTTGATACAGTACAATTAATTAAACAAAAAGCAAGGAGAAGGCTGTGGAAAACAAATGTCCCAGATGTGGAAGCAAATCTTTCTATTACAATGGAATAAGAAAGCGAAAAACAGGCGACACACAGCAATATCGCTGTAAAAACTGCAATAAACAATGGATTGATGAACCTCTGCCAGGAGGAAGACCTCCTCTATTGACCTCCTACGACGACGAATATTGGTGCCGGAACCATTTAGGCGTTAGAGCCAAAGCCAAGGGCTTGTGCGCGAACTGTTACGCCACTCACCGAAGAAAGGAGAGGGGAAAAGGAAAACCAGATCCCCTTGAGTCTCTATTAGTTTTAAGTTGAGGATTAGCCAATAGGAAACCCTGGCATGACCAGGGTTAAGGTGTCTATTTTAGGCGATCGCTTATTTCCCGTCACCTAAAACCGCATCCTCTAATTGCTTTAGCCGCGACTCTATTGCCATGAACCTCTTGCTGTCTGGACTGGGATTGGCAGAATTGATCGCTTCTATCCCTGCTTTTATTAAAAGTTTTAGGGTTCGCCCTTGATTGAACTCCAGCATTTTCCCAGGCGTGGGATAACTCTCTAATCCGATTTTCTCCATCTCCTCGTAGATTTCGGGAGGGCATCGGAAATTGATTGCTATAGAAGATTGTCTGTTCATGATGGAATATGGTTTACATTATTTCCCTTATTATAGCCTATTGTTGACATTTTGCAATACATAAGTAAACCAGTAGAGTAAACTGTAATTATGTAAGAAATACTAAATGCGAATGGTTGCAAAAAAGTAAACGGATTAGGTACTATGCAAGACAGTTTTCTGAATTTTAAAAAAACTAGGAGCGATCGCATGAATTATTTTATCATTAAAGCTAAAGGTGCATCTGTCTTTTGGACAGGTACTCAATGGCATCATCCAGCTAAAAGATATAAGTCAAGAAAGATAGCTGAGAATGCTATCAGAAAAACAACCAATCACTATGAGTTCAGCAGACGAGAAAAAGAAGTAATAGAAATCAATCTTCCATAAAATTCAACCCCGTAAATTAACTTTACGGGGTCTGTTATTATTTCTTTTTCTTCCAACTTTTTCCGACTTTATTTAACAAGCCAGGAAACATTCTAGTCCAAAATATTCCCCCTATAGCAAAAGCAATCATTGTGGCTTTAGTCGGTGGATCACAATTAAAAGGAAACCCACCAGCCCTATTGTCGAAAGTTTTATAACCAACAATATTGTCATCGTCAATATCGGCAGTTTTAGTAACTAGCCTTAACCAATTAATAAATAATTGAGGATCGGATTCAAAAACCATTTCAACAATCCGATCCTCAATCAATCCCAACTTTTTCGCATCCATCATTTTTACCATTTAGAAGTTTGACAAACGGTTCCCCAACCCTCAAAAATTTCCTCAAATCTTTGAGGTTGCAATCCAAAATAAAACAGAGTTTGGGAGAACCTGTTTTGGTCTTGTTTTTTTCCTTCCGCCGCCCGTTTGGGACTGTAGAATGTGAGTCGGGTTGAGGGTAGACAGAAGCGATCGCACCGATTCAAAGCCTTTTTATACCAGGCTGTACTGTTGTCAGTATTGGTTAACAAAAAGGCTTCCGCTTCCGTCTCGTTCAATGTTGCAATTAATTTATCAACAACCTTCTCAACAAATCCCGCGCTGTAGGGAGGGTTTAACCAGAGTGTCTTAGCCTGTCTCCAGTTCTGTTTAAATCCATCATCTTGAATTGTGAATATCTTTTGAGCTTTTACCGTTCGGTTGGCAAGTTCACAGGAGAAAGGATCAAGGTCGGGATAGCCATAGAATTGATGGACTAAATCAATCAAATCAGACGGGGTATAATTTTCGTTTGAATCAATTAATGATGGTTGTGTTTCAAACAGACAAAGTTGTTGTATAATCATTGTTGTTTACTCCTTTTGTGTTTAAAAGTATCTGAGATGCTCTACAAACTCAGATACTTTTTCTTTATTATAAAGTATTAGAGATTTTTTGGCGGTTTTGCTATGTTTATTTTATCATTATTAGTGATAAAATAGTTTTTAAAATTGAGGAAATAAAAGTGACAACAGAAACAGCACCAACGGAAATAGCTACGCCGTCGATTGTAGGGTATTTACTCGACAATCAAGGGAAGACAATTAAGTGCAAAGCAACGATAAACTCAAAGGGATATATAGTTTTTTATCCCGTGGACGAGGAGTGCGATCGCAATACCAACAACGACTGATTATGTTAATGTTTTCGTGTTATAATAATATTGGTGGAAAGATTCTCTCTTAAAGTTACCCGGCATCCGCTTGGTGGCTTTTTGTTTTATGGGTTTGGGTGTTAGAATATTATTGGAGAGATCAGAGGGAGAAATGCCAACGACAACTGATTATGTTAGTTCGGTTTCAATGCTGCCAACAGTGGAATTTTTGGAGTTAGTAGCTAAGAAACAATGGGACTCAACCGTTGGTTATGGCCTGGGGATATCAACTATTGTCCCGATGTTTCACTCCACAACCAACTCAGAATGGCTATGTTTAAACACTGAAGCCGAGTTTTTGAACTCACCCATAGGGACAGTATCAATTAAAAATCCCTTTGCCTATACCCGACCGGAATCGTCGCCCGTTTATGTTAGCTATAGTGATATTTCAATCCCATCTGCTAAGGCAAATAAAGCCAAATCACTCTATTTGTTCAGGATAGATGAAGATGGGATAAACGAAGTTATAACTGTTTCAAATTACGATAAGAAGGATCGGAATGTTACCACCGCACCGCCATTGGATTGCTTCTCTAGGGAGTGCATGACGTGGTTTAGTAGCAACGTTGATTGGTTTACGGGGTTTGGGGTTTCTTCTCAGTCTCTGGCTTCGTTTGTGGTAGATGACAATGGGATTATATTAACTAAGTCTAGCGATATTTTAGCGGGGGTGATTCCTGAATCGGTGACAACGGTTGACTATACAAATATTCAGGTTGTTAACACAGTCTCCACTTTTACCCCTTGGGTTTCTATTCAGTTATCAACAGGGGTTCAGTATATGGGTTCAGAAGATGATAAAGCCAATATTCTATTCTTGTACTCGGTAGACAAGGATAATGATTCCTTGGTGGCTTTTGCTTACGGGTACACAACGCCACAAAAAAGCAGCTTATATTACGATAGAATAGAATCAGAAATCTATTTTGACTGTAACAAAACGATAATTATATGAATATTAATGGGACTTATAAGTTTAGAACAAGAGCCTATACGCAAGGGCATATAAAATTTTTGGTCGGATTTCAATTATATACAAGTGGAGGAGAAGGGGAAAACTTATTTTTTGTGGGAATACCAGGAATGTCAGCTATCCCTATAAAGTTAAAATATCAAGACTTTAACTTCTTTGACGGAACAATAGGAACATTGCTCAAGAACAGAGGGATAGATAGAATGAACTGGAATTTCTCGGTAGCAGGGGCGTTCAATAGTTCTTCATCTGAAGATACTAAGTTTTTGAATTACACGAATGGTAGTAATGATGATTTAAGTTTTTGTTTTGAAAAAACCGAGACTAGAATCACATCGGCAGGGCCGCCAGGAACATCTCAAGTAAACACTGATTATGTTATATCACTAGGAGACGGGTATTTTTGGGGGTCTGAAGCAGTTATTGCAGAAGAGTCTGTGCGTGGAATTAATATTGGTTGTCGGTTGTGGTATGGAGAGGAAAATCCACCTGTTATTTATAAATCTGTTCCTGAATTTGTTTATGCTTCACCAACTGTTTCCCCAGAGGGATATCGTTATTTCGACAGACTTGTCGCACCAATAACCTATTCAATAAAAGAATCAATATCCTATGAACCTGTTTTTGGTAACGGTGATACTTATGGAGGAGATAGATCTCTTGTAGGGGTCAATCTTTTAAGAGGTGCAACACACGCATTTTTTACTAAGAAAATAACAAATTACGATCCAGGTTCAGAAGGGCGAGTTAGTAATGACGAAATAATATTTGAGTTATACGATCTCGAATCAGGTAGTTCAACCGAAATAAATAGGTACTCATACCAAACAATCCCCTCTATCGAACGCAATTTTTTTAAATATCACAGTGGTTATATTCTTGAGCATAACAGTGGTTATATTCTTGAGCATACTTTGCCAGAGGAAGTAATAAATCCAATGTCTACAAATATAGACTTGGAAAACTTAGAAAAATTTGCTTGGGCAATCAATAGCTCTGAATCATCAACATTTGTTAATAATAAAATATATTATATTGAACCAATTGAAGATCCTTCTAAGTTGCTAACAGAAGATGTTGTTTTGCAATTAATAATAATAGACCTTGATGATATAAATAATTTTGTATTTAAAGAAATAAAAGTTACTCCCACTATACTACCTATTGACTCGATTAGTTTTCCTGTTTATTACAAAAGACTTATTACGGGAGTTCAATATTATCCCCTACCTCACGAGGAATAAACAGCTTTAAACCATCAAAAGTAGGCATCCGTCGCCCAACCTCCGCATCCTCAGAGTATAACCACCAATTACAAAACGATTGGACTTGATGCTGTTCGGCTATTGATATCAACTCCGACCATAGCCCATTACAAATCGCTTTATCGGCAACGGATTTATACCAAAGACTCGCTTCAATAAAATGCACGGGAACATCAAACATCTCAATAATTTTAGGTAATCTGGTTAGGATCACCGGAGCATTGTAGGTTTTCAAATGAGTTTGAATCCCTACCTCTACCGGAAAATCCTTAGCTAATTCGTGGCAGATGTTGGCGATCGCATCCCATTTATTGAATAGGTGGGGTTTGAAATCTCCCAAAATTAATCGGGCTTTGGGGTTGGCAATATGCGCGGCTTCACAATATCGCTTTAAGTCATCGAGCTTGTAATTAGGATATGGAACCCCAATGTCATCGGTGAACTCATTTGTTAATACCCATTCATTAATCTTAGGGAATTTTGCAACTCGTTTTTTAATCCATTGTTCTATCGTTTCACAACCGGAAAATGGACAGGGCTTATGATGTTTATGCCCATAAAGGAATTGCGCTCGGATAATTTTATCTGGGAAGTCCAGAGGGTTTTTAGTCCCGTTCCGGTCAACAAATAACTGCCAATGGTAGCCAATCACAACCCCGTCAAATAGCGTTAAGTCCAAAGGTTGTGAACTTCCACAGGTAAATTGAATCATTAACTAGATCCCCCCTCTCCTGCTACCCACCCCCCGTTAAAGGGACGATATAAAATCCCTGTCGAGGTATCTCGCCACGTCTCTCTCGCACTATTTGGAGTCTTGGAAACACTTGCCGGGGTGTTAGTGTGTACGCGCATTCTGGCATCTGTCTCAACCCATGCCGTGCCGTTGTAGATGTATGAGATGACTGAATCATAGTTATTGACCGCCCCATTCTCTTGATATATCCAACGGGTTCCAATCGCAGCCGCCCCCGTTGGCGTGGTAGTGGCGACAACCGTAGAATCTCTGGATATAAACCATCTACCTCCGCCCGTGGCAGTGTAGCAACTTTTACTATTTGCTGTTGAAGTCGTGTCGGTTTTAGCTAATGCTAACCAGGTTTTTTCGGCAGAAGCATAGAAGACAATTCCATCTTCTAAATCAGTAACACTTAAAGCCACAATCGCGGCTATATTCGCCTTTGAACCCATCCAAACCATTGTCTTAAATCTCCGCTACGGTTAAACCTAAAAACACCGATACATCCCCAACACTCGCACTATTCCAATCATTTATTAATCCAGAGTTCCAATTATCAATTCCATGCAAATCCCAAACTAAATTAACCGGGGTGTCACTCGCCCAACTTTGGAGAGCTTGACCCGTAGTTAGCAAGATTTTAGTCTGCAACTGGAATGGAAAACCCTGGTCAATTTTGGCGTTTACCATGAGGGGTTTTATTGTGAGGTAGGCATCTACTGATGTCAGGTTAGATGCTATCCCACCGATAACCATTGTGTCCTGAGTTGGGGTGAACAGTGTTGTCGGCTGGTTTATTCGTTGCCTAATTGATTGTGCGATCGCCATTGTCTTCTCCCCTAGCTTTTCTGATTGCCACACCCGTCAATCGGTAGATTTCTTTACTACACATTCTCACTATTTTATTAAGGATACCTTCCTTTTCGTCATCGTTTACACCCCACCCTTTAAGCTCAACAACTAATCTTTCTAGTTGTTCAATATTTAAAGGGGGATTTTTTTGATATTGTTCTCTATTTTCCACTCCCCACTACCTCCTTGAAGTTTTTCCCTGCCGAAAACACGGGGACAGTAACCGCAGGGATAATCATTGTTTCACCTGTTTTTGGGTTTCTTCCTTCCCTTTCTTTTCGTTCCCGTGACTGAAAAGAACCAAAACCGACCAATGTTACCTTATCTTGATTAGAAACCGCTTCCATAATCGTATCTAAAGCCGCTGTCAACACAGTGCCAGCTTGTTTTTTAGATACGCCAGCGCGTTCTGCCACGGCATCCACTAATTCACATTTATTCATTGATCCACCTTCAGCTTAGTAATTAAGTTAATAATATCACAAAACCTAAAGGACATGGGAGTTTTCTGTGATTCCAATTATTTTTATTCTTTCCCGCAAAACTTCTTTATATTTTTTCATCGCACTTAATTGGCAAAGTTGCCTCTGTCTTTCCCCATTTGAGACGCGATTCAGTGCCGGGTTGGAACCGATAAAACTTGCTAGTTTTTGAATCCTAGAATCAAGTTCCTCTTGCTCTAGGTATATATCACTCGACTTATTCATTGTAAACTAATAATTTGAACGAGACAATGGTGGGCTAGGTCAGGGATTACCCAGACACACAGCATGAAGCAGACGTTTACCCACCACTATTATTTTAACATTTTACTTGATTTTTGACCGATTGAGAGAGGCGGAGGATCTGGATCTCGGCGATCGCCCTGGGCAATACAAAACTTCAAACACACCCCACGCCCCTATCTTACCGATGAAGAATTAAAACAGGGATTGTTTGGAGTATTAGAGGAGGGTTGACGAGATAAACAGATAGAATCCAAATCAGGAGGGTGGTCTATTCAACCATCAGCATTAAAAGCAATGCGGCTTCATTGCTCTTAATAAATTTGTCCGTATCATATCATTTTGGGTTACTTGCAGGATAAAATCTCGCATCTCATCAAACCCTTCCCGTATTCTCCCTGAATCTATTGCGAATTGGATTTTCATATCGACTTCGGCCTTGATTGAGGCTAACTGAAATTGCTGTTCTAAAGACAATGCTCCGGGTTCTTGCTTTGCTTGCATAGTTTATCCCTTTCAATAGATAGTGAATTTACCCCTATCTTATCCTGTGGATCGCTAAGAGAAAGATGTTATTGATACATTTAGGTGTTGCCCTAACGAATACCGTGTAACACGCTAACCTTTGTCGGGAGGGTAGGGGGGTCTTTTGGGGATTATGTGTTATAGTGAATATGGCTTAGGCTAGAACTGCTCTCGCACCACACGCAGTTTAGTTCAGTCCTTGGCTCCTTAACTCTTTGTTTTTCGATTTATTGTCCCAGGAGAAATCTTGGGACACTTTTTTGTTTATAGGGGTTGAGTTTTCCCTGGTGTTTGAGTTATAGTTAAAGCAGGAAACAAGGAGTAAAAAGCAAGGACACATGAATTGTTTAGACTGGATTAATTGGCGGAGCAATGGCTTCCGCGACTACACCGTTAATTTCCGGCTATGGCGAAACATCGTCAGCCGCACTCGCCCCTGTGATTACCAGATCATTGCTTTCTGGTATTGGTTGAATTATCCTAGCTCAGATGGGGGCGGTTAAAATGCAGAAATCACTATCATGGCGTGATCATGCGATTAATCGAATATCAAACGCCCTCCTTGAATATGAAGCACAATGCGCTTGCTTAGGGGAAGAAATCAACCCTAAAGACGCACGGAAGTGGGTAAACGACCGCTACCCCTTCGGAATCAGAGAATGCAGTCCTTACAAAATCTGGCTTGAGGAACTGAAACTAATTGAGAAGTTTCTCAAGTTGGGTGAGCCCGCTAAATACTATCCCCATTGGCGAAATCATGTAACCAGTCGAGGTGAGTCAGGAAGCACTCGCAAATCCAAAGCAGTAGTTTACGAAGGTCAATTAAGTTTATTTTAGTCTAATCAACACAAAGGAACAAATGGAATTATTAACTTTCAAATCATTCAAAGAACAAATCAAGAAACTGTTTCCCCATTTCCACGAAGAAGTGGAGATTCACGCCGCAAACTTAACGGAATCAGCATGGGAATCCATAACGATCTTGTATATTGCGAAGTTTGGCTACGATGATCCGAATGAGCATATTGTTGAATACGAAACAAGCGGGTGTTTTTATTACCACTCCCAGAAAATTATTGGGGTTGGCAAAACACTCTCGGATGCCATAGAAGATCATCGGGTAAAAGCTAAATCTAATCTTTCTTTCCTTTCAATGTCCAAAAGTTAGGCCAGATTACCGTGTAACACAGCAATTATGGCTTGACGAATCCAAGAAAGTGAGTTATGTTTAAAGATAGGAAGTCGCAAAACCAGCAACAGCGAGTCCTATCTTTTTTATATCAAAAACAATGGCAAATCCAACACCAAGGCAACTAGAGTTTTATTTCAAAGGGAAGTGGAACAACCTCCCAACAAAGGTCATTAGGCTCCCTGAAGTTTTCCATAGGAAAACTTACGAATTGTGTAAACTTCTCGACAATGGAATTGATCCACTCGCAAGAGTTGAATCCGTGCCACAAACCTTTCCCTGGACAATGGAGGCGGTTCGGGACTGGATGGTTCACGAAGATCGGGAACTGCCTGAACTCCTGCCGTTAGAGCAAATATTAACAAAAGCGATCGCCGATGCCAGGGAACGGAAGATTGACCGCAGACTGGAACGAGCCGTTTGTTTTTTGGCTGACCGATGCGACGGAGCCAGGGAACATGATGGGTGCGGTTTTAATACCTGCGATTCCCAGTTTGGGAAATGGATTGCGGAACGAGTGCGGAGTGGTAAGCATCTATCGGGAAATATGGCAAAAGCCACACTCAAGATGCTGCAAAAGTATGTCCGGCAGTTAGAGAATAGCGGGTTAGTTCTACCGGAGTGGGAAGCGATCGCCCACCAATATCAAGCTACACCCGAACCCTCACAAGAGGAAAAGCCACCAAAACGGATTGAGGTTATCGGACATCGGCTCTGTGTTTTCCATCCCTTTGACGGGACGGGAGCATTCCAACAGAAAGCTAAAACCGTCCGAGGCTATAAATTTAACGAGTTGAATAACAAAGGATGGTGTTATCCCCACAGCGTATTAGAGGACTTAATTAAGGTGTTTCCCCAATCAGACTTTTACTATGACGACGAGATTCAGACCATGATCCATTTAATTGAAATCAAGAAAGCCGAAGCCGAGGCGGAACTCCATGCCGAAGCATTAGGAAAAGCAACCCGAATTATGGGGTTAGTCGAGAAGGCAAAAATAGACCAACCTCTCTCAAATGGTTGGATATTGCGAGACTATCAACAGAAAGGGGTTGAGTGGCTCCTGGCTCACAGCGAGGGCGGGATTTATAAAGGAGGCATCCTAGCCGACGATATGGGACTAGGGAAAACCTTAGAATCCCTAGTGGCAGCAAAAGCCCTACAACGGACGCACAACTGCCCTGTGTTTGTGGTTTGCCCTGTATCTTTGATGGAGGGTTGGCGACGGGCAGCTACAATGGTAGAGGTTGAGGTAGAGTTGTTCTCTAATCACTTTAGTCAAATCCCTGCACCCTTAGAAAGCGGGGGTTTTGTGGTAATCTTTGACGAGGCACATAGCTTTCAAGATCCCACATCAAAGCGGACAAAAAAATTCTTGAATTTATGCCTTGCCGAGAATTGCATCGCCGCATGGCTTCTGACCGGAACGCCAATGAAAAACGGACGACCAATTAACCTGATGCCCCTTTTGATGGCGGTTGAACATCCCCTCGTGCAGAACAAACATAAATTTCAGGAGCGATACTGCAACGGGCATCGGAAGGTCATTAACTCCTACGGAAAGACTGTCTGGGACGTGACCGGAGCCGCATTCTTGGACGAACTTAGCCAGAAAACCCATGACGTTATCCTGCGGCGGACTAAAAAAGAATGCCTCCCTGAACTGCCACCAAAGACCCGAATCTTTAAGCAAGCGGAATTAGAGAAAACTCGTGCATCTGAATACCATGCCGAGATTAAAGCCTTAGTACAGAACTACAAAGACCGTGCCGATGCAGGGGAGGTTGACCCTTCTGCCGAGGCCCTTGTTACCCTGAACATACTGCGAGGAGTGGGGAGTCGATACAAGGCTGACAACGCCATCACACTCGCCCAAGAACTGCTAGAACAAGGGCAGCAGGTGGTGATTTTCACCGAATTTATTGAGAGTGCCAAGGCTATCAATGCGGCGCTTGGGGGTGAGCTACTTATTGGGGGAGTAGATCCATTACTCCGACAGGATATGGTAGATCGGTTCCAAGCTGGGGAAAGTAAGGTGTTTGTCGGGACAATTAAATCCGGTGGGGTAGGTTTGACACTGACCGCGGCATCAAACGTAATCCTAGTGGATCGGGCATGGACTCCAGGTGACTGTGAACAAGCCGAGGATCGGTGTTATCGTCTCGGACAATTAAATGCAGTCTTCTGCCACTGGCTGAAATTTGGGACGGTTGACGAGGCGATTGACTCGTTGGTTGGCGAGAAGCAAGAGCGAATTGAGATTGTCTTAAAGGGCAAAACCCACACTATCAAAGCATCCTCCCCGATGGAATTAGCCAAGCAATTACTGCGGATTTTATAGGAAAAGATTAAACCCGCCATCCTAGTTAGGGAACGGCGGGTTAATTTTCAGTTCTTTTTGCTTTTAGCTGTTCTCTTTTCTTTAACTTTTGCAACCCTTTCTGGTATTTTTCGAGGGATAATCTCAACGTTTCCCCATAACCACTGGGAATCGTTAATCTCCTTGAAAACCAAGTAATAGCGCGGAGGTTTTCCTTCTTGTAAAACGTGCAGTGTCGTTTCCTCACGATCTGCTTCTGGGTTGTACCGAGTAGGAGAAATCTTACAATAGTATGAAGGACATCCAATCCCCTCCTCTACTCCCTCTCCAAACTCTACAGGAGGGGTGGCAAGAACATAAGAAACTTGTTTATACATAACTTGCAACTTATACTTGTAACACGCGAAACCTAGGCATTTAACTCCCTGTCCAGAAAGCAAAAATTAGGGAGCAAGCCGAGCTTTCCCTAATCTATTTTTTTCATACCAAGCTGAAATCTCAGGAACCCATTCTTGAGTATGGGCCCACATCATTTCAGAGAGTTTTTGAATCTCTAATTGAGCATCTTTTTTGAATCTTAAATCGAGAAAATGTAACAGTGAACGCAGGTTACAAGACATAACAAAATGCTGTCTGAAATCGAACGGGATTAAACCCCTGGCGTGTTCTTCACTCATCCCAGACTCAATGTTTTGTTTATACAAACCACAAGCATCTACACAGTGTTGTAAAT